CCCGATAAATCATGTCTAACGCTGTCAATGTAGCTGTACCGTCAAACCCTGATTCTTCATAGTTGAAGTCCCAGTCTTGAATAAATCCTGTAAACCGTCTAACACCGTTGCTAGAGATACGGATACGGCCTGCAGGTTGAACCAGCGTATAACCACCAGACACATACCATAAAGGGCTAGAAGTGTTTAGTGGGTCAAAGACACGATCATTGTTTACAAAAGTAACTGAAACGCCACCTGCACTAAAGTCATCAAGATTACGGTTTATCCCCCTGTTGATACTGACGTTTTGAACATACTGAGTAACGTCTATGTATGAACTAGATCCAAACTGTAACTCAACAACATAAGTAGGCAAAGGCATTTTAGTTAGCCAATTTTCCTTGTTGGTGGATTAGTGACGTTGAAAGGCAAACTACCGTTCTGTTTCAAATACTTACCTAAAGCATCAACAGTAGCCTTCGGGTCAGCACCCTGAACATTGATGTTTACAGTTGTAGGTCTATTGCCCTTTAAGCCAAGAATGTCACCAGGATAGCCATTTGTAAGACGTGGCAAAGCCATGCTACCTGTAAAAGTTGCAGCAACAATATTGAACTGCATACCTTTCTTAGCAGCTTCAATGTTTGTTACTCTCTCAGCTTCAGTAGAAGCAGCCAAAGTTGCAACCTGACTTGAAGCAGCAGCAATAACTAAAGGATTAGTTGCCAAACCAGAAACAACAGGCGGAACACCGGTAGTATTTTTACCTGCAATAATGCTCATCGCAGTAACAAGCGAAGCAATAGCCTTACCACCAGAAGCAAGCATCATAATACCTTTTAGAGCAATCAAAGCAGGCAACGCTTGAACAAGGCTAGAAGCAATATTGGCAAAACCCTTTACAGCATCACCATCACCAAAGAAACCAAAGAAAGTCTTTACAGCATCAACAGTCTGCTCAACAGCATCCTTGACTTGCAGAAACATTTGCCCTGCTTCAGTCTTAGGGTTAGACACATCTTCAAGAAACTTGCCTACCTGATCTATCGCACCACCAGGCTTCATCATCGTATCTATAAAGTCTAGAATGTAAGGCAGAATTACTGCACCTAACTTTTCTTGCAACTCACCAAAGGCAACGTTCATACGAGCAAAAGGGTCTGCCTGCTCTTCAGCTGCACCCTTAACTGCTTTAGTCAAATCACCAATAATGTCTTTAGATTTAGACAGTTCAGGAAACATACGCTTTAGAGAAGTCGTGTTACCGTTGAACGCTTTGGCTAGGGCTGTGCTTACAGACTCTAAAGGCCTACCAGAAACAGCACTAGCATCTAACGCCAACTTCAGTAATTCTTGTGACTTTGCTGTTGAACCTGTCGCTCTCGCCAAACGTGCCTGAGCAGGTCTTAACTGATCATCGGCAATACCCACTTGGAGTGCTAAAGAATCTATGAACTTATTGTTTGCTGCAACCTGTTTATCTGTAGCGTTAGCGTTACGCACAAGCTGATTGTTGAGCAACTGCATAGACTTCGCATCAATAGAAGCAGCCTTAGCCGCATCGAGCAAACCTGTAGTCATGGCTTTTAAACTTAAGCCAACACCCAAAGCACCTAGAGTCTTAGTTAGCCCACCAAAGCTTGACTTGGCTTTTCTTATACCTGAGTCATCAAACTTAGATAACAGTTTTACAATGACAGCCATTAGTTCAACTTCCTATTTACCATGCGAGCATACTTATCAATAACTAATTTTATCTTACGCTCAGCATTAGGCAGAGATTCTTCAACTGCAGGATAAACAAAGTTATTCTGATTACGCTCACGCAACTTGTTCACCATAGTTTGACCCTGAGAAGTCACCCTGTGACGCCTAGTGCCATCCTTGTAGGCGTACTCATTTGTTACAGGCTTAGCTTTACGCATATTGCCCTTGCCAGCCACATCAGCAATAGCAGTCATAGGTGAGTTCACCCAAATAGACACTAAAGGCGTGATTGCTCTAGTTCTGGAACGCCCTGCACGAAACTTTGCAACAACACTATCTGCCTTCTTACCTGCACCCCAAGCAAGTCTTCCGCTGTTGTTTGTTTGACTCATACCTGATAAAGGGGCAGTCTTAGGGATAACTTTACGAATAGCTGCGATAAGGGGTTTAGCAGGTTCTTTAGCTTCACGAACCATTTGACGTTTTAAGCCAGGTTCTAACGCTTCTAAGTCTTTACTTAGTTGACGGATGTTATAGACAACATTACTCATGGCTAATCACCGCCCCGTTGATGTTTCAAAGCAAACAACATAGTATTTATCATCCGATCAGTTTCATTCATCAACACTGAAGGGGCTATACCTGTTGCAACAGCCAGATTCGCAATCATCCAATGATACGAGTCAACACCCAAACCGTTTATTCTTTTGGGTCAGTAACCTCAACTTTGGCAACAAGTTCAATCCAGCCATCAAAGTCTTCGCCAGTCTTCTTCAAACGTGTTACAGCAAGCCACGCAAGATAAAGCAAGTGTGTAACTTTCTCTAGCTTGTCTATACCAATGTTGAAACGGTCTTCCCATTTCACGATGTCCCCTGCAGAAGATAGAACATCTAAAACAGTTCCATCAGTCAACTCTATGCGTAGGTTTAGTTGATTCATTAAGCCACTCCACGCCCAATGACACCTGTAGTAGGCCAAGTCACAGTGAACACGCTTAGATCACCAATGGTTCCTGAAACAGGTGTCAACTCTGTTACCAAACAGATAGCCGTATAGGCAGGGTTTGCACTTCCTACAGCTGAAGAAGAAGGTCTGATAACAACTGTTGCGTTAGCACCTAGAAGCGGCCACAAAGTAGCATCAACAGTCCCAATCGCATAATCCTGATTGAAAGCCAAAGTCAAAGAGCCTTCTTTCAAACCTGCAACACGTGTCACAAAGCTCGAACCAAAAGCAGTAGTAGTCACATCTGTAGCTGAAGCAGTCAACTCAACCTGAGTCAAATACGAATTGAGAGCAGTTGAACCGTTGATTGTAACGCTGAAATCTGTTGCAACAAAAATCGCCATTTATTATCCTTATCTTGCGAAAACTTGAACCGAAAACTCGGCACTGTAATAGTCTATACCGTTGACCTGTAATGCACCTATGGCACTCAGTTCAGGCACAAACACTTCATAAGCATTACCGCCCAAAGTACGATCACTCTCAATCGCATACTTCACTGAGCCTTCACCAGGGGCAACCAAAACATCCATGTCACGTTGAGCTGTACGCTCCGAAACACGACCCAAAACGACAGTCACCTGAAAAGTATACTCAGCCATAGAACGCTGATTCTGCTGATTGTAAGCAACCTTAGCCAACCCGATCATAGCCATAGGTGGGTTCACTAAATCAGGTAAAGTTTCAACAACACGTAACCCCTTGATAGTTCCAAGGTTCTTAGCAAGCCCTGCACGAAGCAAACTAATAGACATCAAGCACCTGTTCTAAGCAGACGGTAAGGGTTACACAACTGAGCAACATCACCATCCATGTTTGAACCTACACGCATAATTCCCATGTCCGATACACCTGCAACACCCAAAGGGGACTCTAGGCGTTTGAACAGTCTTGAAGCCTGAATGATAGTCGCAAACTTGATAGGTTCAGGGACTGCACTCCAACCGAACTGACCTGTAACTTGTACCAAAGCAATCTCAGCCCAAACAGGGAATAAATAGTTATCGGTAGCAGTTATCACAGTGTACGGACTATAAGCACCATTCGCCTTGTTGTTGTTAGGTTGCAGCTGATAGTCGCCAACTTCCCAAGTTGTGTCATAAATAAGTGGATCAGTGCTAGAAGTCTTGATGTCAGAAATAGACTGAGCATCATCAATCCAACAAGTAAAACCATCATTAGCCTGATAGTAGCGAACTTCACCTGCAGCAGTTGAATAGAAGTAACGGTTACAGTATTGGTCAATCATGCGAGAAGCAGAGTTTATGCTGTTCTCAATTAGAGCATCATCAATAGTGTCTGTTATACGAAGTGCAGCTTTTACATCTGCAAGAGTGCAGTAAGCATTAGTTAAGGCCAAAATAAACTCCTAAAGTCTTTACTAGTTTAGCGTAACCTTAGATAAGCCTTTGAGTCCAAGTCTTAGGGGTCAAATCAGAATCAATCTCAATAGGCAAATGGTATTCAAAATCCTTCACCCTAGGTCTAATCCAATCAACCAACTCACGCAACCCCTGATCTAAAGTGACAGTCGTTTCATACCCTAAAAGTTGTCTAGCCTTATCTGAGCTACATAAAGCAACATAAACTTCCTGTGGCCTGCCAGGCATAAAGATAGGGTCAAGGTCAAAGCCAATAATCTCTGCAAGTCGCACAGCCAATTCAAGAATCGAAATAGGGCACTCATCAGGGCCAATATTGATAACCTGCCCTACAGCCTGCTCAGACTCACAAGCAGTCATAACAGGTGCAATAACATCCTGAATAAAACTGAAGCAACGCAACTGAGTGCCATCACCATAAACAACAGGTTGCTTACCCTGCAACATCCTGTTAGTCATAATGCTTGCAACATTCCTAAACGGATCATCAAACTTCTGTCTAGCCCCAACAATGTTATGGGGAACAAGCACAACCAAATCAACATCATGAACCTTAGCCAAATTAGTCAACAACTTTTCTGCAGCTAACTTAGCGATACCGTAAGGGTCTTGCGGTTTAGGCTCAAGACTCTCATCAAAGAAATCACCATGATTATTGCCATAACGAGCCATAGAAGACATGTAAACAAACTTTGGTACTTTAGCCCGAATACTCGCTGTCATGGCGTTCACGCTTATCTGAACAGTGTTTCTGACCACAAGAGCAGGGCTGAACACACTCAAACCTTCATAAGCTGTACAAGCAGAATGAATAACCAAATCTGCACCAACAAACACAGGTGAAATGGCTTCTAAATCATCCAAATCAACGTTATGGAACTCGACACCTGCAGGCACATTATCCAACGACCCACCAAGCAAGTTATCTATGCCACGAACCTGCCAGCCCTTAGCCAAATAAGCGTCAGCAATATGTGAACCCAGAAACCCTGCCACACCTGTAACAACAACTAATCCCAAGAGTTTGCTCTCCTAATCTGCAACTGCCAACGACCTTCATCAAGGATGTGAGCATCAACCTTCTGATTGAAATACTTTTGATTATTTCTAAAAGTTGTTTCGTTACGCAGACTCAACTTTGCATCACTATTGATCGTTGAACTATTGTCATGCCCCAGCTGTAACGGTAAACGGTCAACACGCAAACCAGCATTAGCAATTCTTCGCTCATAATCGTTATCTTCAAAATAGATAGGGTGCAACGCTTCATCAAACAAACCCACAGAGTTGACTATTTCTTCGCCTACAGCAAAAGTCTGGTAGTAAGGGAACTTGCTACACAAAGTCAAAGCATCACTTTTAGCAGTCTGCAACAAGTTCAAATCCCCTGGTCTAAACCAGCAGTCAGCAGAACTAATAAACCAGCGTGACTCAAAAGGCAACATCTTGATACCTAGATTCCATGAACTTGCAACACCAAGATTAGAAGGCAACTCCAACCAATGAACATCAACTAAAGGATTGTCATACTCAAAGTCCTGCTCAACACCAGAGTTATTGATCACATAGACAGTTGCTTCAACATCAATGCTCTCAATCATGCGTTTCAACAAATCAAACCTGTTCAAAACAGGAACAATCAACTTCACTTTGCAGATAGCTTCTTTATCAACGGCCGCCAAGACTCTTTATAAACCTTGTCTGCATCGTACTGTTTAGCAAAAGCAATAGTATCTGGGAACTCTCCCCTGCCACGCTGATACGCCTGCTCCAAAGCATCCACAATGCCAGACACCAAAGGAATGTTAAACCAAGTGTGTTGCCCTGCATCCCAGAACGGTTGCCCATTCACCAAGAACGAATCAGGCGAAGCAAGTTCAGCACTAGCTGCAAAGTTAGAAGTAATAATAGGCACACCACAAGCCTGAGCTTCAATCTGTGGAATCCCAAAGCCTTCACCATAGTTACAGAACAAACCCACATCCCAAGCCGAATAGATCGCAGCCAAAGTTTCCTGCGATATTCCGTACTGATAGGCAATATTGTCTACAAAGATAACTTTCTCAGGGGGAACACCACAAGCCTGCAAAATGTTAGGCAACACAAAACCAGACTGCTTCCCATACGGTTCAGTATGCAAATACAAAATAACGTCATCATGCTTAGCAGCGAAAATAGCGAAAGCCAACAAGTTTTCAGACACAGCTTTACGGTGAATAAAGCCACCAGCCTTATTAGCAAAGTTCATGCCCACAACAAAGCGATCCTTACCACCAACAAACTCTCTACCTGACTGACCTTCAGGCAAGAACTCAGTAGGTTTGAAAAGATTAGTGTCAATCGCATGTGGGATGTATTCAGACTCTAAGCCTGCCTTTTCAATCATCGCCTTACCAAACTTGCTCATAGCAATAGGCGTAACATTAGGTTTCTTCAACCAAGCCAAAACCTTTTCAGGTGCAGGCTGGTGATCTATCGGAACCCATGAAGCAATCGGGATGTTATCTAATGCAGGGTTATCTAAAACCCAAACGTCATAGAGCGTAATCAAGAACGCTGACTGGAGATTAGCGTTTTCAGCCTTCCAGTGAGCATGATTTATAGGCAACACATCAGTAGAGTATTGGTTCATTCCCCTGGAGTAATGTGGGATAAGCCCTGAGCCTGTTTCAATCAAACTGTTGACACCTTCACCACCATAGTTAGACATCATGGCAACCTTATGCCCATCCTTTACAAGCCTAGAAATAACTTGCTTAGACTGCGTACCATAGCCAGTAGGTTGATTGAGAGAGTTGCTGTACCAAGAAATAACAGATTTAGTCATGGCCTAAGCATAATAGAAAACACCCCCAAGACAGCCCTACGCAGCCGAATTGGGGGTGAAATCTAAGAAGGTAAAGAAGCCTTAGCTTGCTCCACCCTTGAACTTCTTGATGTTTGCAGTCTGCACTAGAGCAGAGTCCAAACGCCAAGTTGCTCTCCATGTAGCAAGGTCGTTACCGAAAGCAAAGTCATCGCTTCTGTCAACCTGTAGTCCACCAGCGTTTCTGATGTAGATGCTCTTTAGGTCACCAACAGCAAGAGAGTTCACAGCAGTACCAGGGTTCGGCATAGCAGGAGTCTCAATAACAGGAACACCAAGAACTAGATCTCTACGATCCTTTGAATCGCCAACCTGGAACACGTAGTTACCTGCAGTGTCCTTTAGCTTACGCAGAGCTGCAATAGAAGTGCTGTTTGCAAGCATAGCGAAAGTAGGGCGGTTGCGAAGTGAAC